GTCCGCCGAGTTGTTTTTTAAAAACAACTTGGTGGCAGAAGCCGCCCGGAAGCTCTTGCTCCCTGGCGATAAGTCTAAACGTACGGCAAAAGCGGTGGCTACATTCAAAGAGTGCGAACTTCAGAATGCAGCTACCAACGCTCGATTGACACACTACAAATATCTCCGGACCGGACGGCGCCTCATCAGCGACGTTTTTGAGCTTAAAATGCTTGAATTTATCGATCAATGGAGACGATGTGTCAGGATGGCGTTGGGCCCTGTGCCTGCTTGGTTGGAACCCGGTTTCTCCGGGGGATCCACGCTTTCCAATAAGGGATCACTAACGACGATCCCAGATAAAATTAGCACTGACAAACCTACATATTACCCGGGTCTATTTCCCTATGAGTGGCTATTAGAAGCCACCCCGATGCTCCGTTACGCCTTAAACAGCGTGCGAGGAAATCGGTTTTTTACTGTCCCGAAGGACAGCGAGAAAGATAGGGGGTGTTGTGTAGAGGCTAGTTTGCCTATTGCCTTTCAACTGGCGGTCGGCAAACACTTGAAACAGCGCTATAGGAAGTGGTATAAGGTAGATTTAGCTACAGAATCCGAAGCCATCCATCACAAGCTTGCGCGTGTTGGATCGCTATTCGGGACCTGGGCTACTATTGACCTTAGCAACGCTAGTGATACGGTGAGCAAGACCTTGGTCGAGCTTATTTTACCGGACGACTGGCTTATGTTGCTGAACTCACTTCGAGCTCCCGTGACGTACATGCCCGAGGAGAAGAGAAACTACTATCTTAGTAAGTACTCTTCGATGGGTAATGGCTTCACGTTCGAGCTTGAAACCATAATCTTTAGGTCCTTGGTTGAAACCCTGGGATCTGATGGTTACGTGTTCGGGGATGATATTATTGTCCCAACAGAACACGCCGCAGTGGTGGTGAATGCACTCAAGTTCTTTGGTTTCACACCAAATGAGCGAAAGACCTTTGTGTCCGGTGCCTTTCGTGAGAGCTGTGGAGGGGATTATTTTTCAGGGACGCTCGTGAGAGCTTTCTATCTGAAAACGATTCCAGATGACCCACTGAAATGGATTGCTGTCGCTAACGGCCTGCGTCAAGCAGACCCCCACCTACGCTTCTTCAAAGAGGCTTGGTGGTATGCGGTTGTCCAGGTTCCCCTGAAATATCGTGTTTTCGGGCCTAAATGGCTCGAGGATTCGGTAATTTATGAACCAAATGCAATCCCGGTTAGAAAGCACCATAAAACCGTATCGAAGAATGGGACAAAGCTTGTTGATTACATGCTAGACTCCTGGAAGGTTGTTGTTGAAAAACGGCAATCGTTCGATTTAGGCGAGTACTGGGACCCGTGGACTGCTGTCGCGTCTGCGTGTCTCGGAACTTTGAGTAGTGTCGTACCTAGGAAGTCTAAGACTCTAGGATACTACACGACTTGGGTGCCGGACCGTTCTGACCTACCTGGCGTTTAACGACGTCAGGCGGCACGCGTAAGCGTGTCAACAGTGCCTTGATTATCG